GTGAAGACGGCGTGGATGGAACTGGTCGTGCGGACGACGTAATCAATACGATCAACCGCCGATGCAGCCGTGGACAGAGTAGGCGCAGTTCCGCCCGCAAAATCCCATTGGCTGTCGTAAGTCAATAATCGCCCGCCCGTTCCGTCCTGCACCACAAAGATCGAACCGCTTTGTCCAGCCGTCAAGTTGCTGGGATTAGCCAGCGTGCAGGATGCAGTATTGGCAAGCGTCAGGGCAAAGTTGTTAGCGGTGGCAAAGTCCAGCGTCTTGGTGGTATCGCCAGAAGCAACCGAAATTGCCGAAATCGTGCCGCGTTGTGCTGCCGTAAATGTTTGCGCCAAGCTGAGCAGCGGAACCGTGCCAGTGGCGTTGGGCAGCGTGATCGTGCGGTCAGCCGTAGGGTCGGTGACTGCCAGCGTGGTTTCAAAGTCGTTCGGCGTAGCGCCTTCAAATACCAGCGAGCCAGCGGTGCCGATCTCCAGTGCGCCAGTGACGGTGCCACCAGCCAATGCCAGATAGGTGCTGTTAGCCGTGGCGCTGGTCAGCAAGCCGAGATTGGCGGTGCTGTAATCGCCAACCGTTACCCATGCCGAGTTCGCCGCGTTGCGGATCTTCAGCAGGGTGTTATTGGTATCTGCCCACCACTGAAACGCAAAGGTGGTAGCGGGTTCGGTGCTGCTGCTGTTATTGCTGACGATTGCGGCGAGGGCGTTGTTTATGTCACTACGGACGGCGCTACCCGTGCCGTTAGCAATGTTGTAATCGTGCGTTGCCACAGCCGCCTAGCGCAATCTTTTGCCTACTCTACCCAGCCTTGCCATAGCCAACAGCAGTCCAGTTGAAATTACGATCCACTGCGGTATCGCTGCTGTTTTTGAACGTCACCGTGAACCCAGTGGCGCTGACGCTGCTCACCTCAAAATAGTCACCGCTCTGCATGTTCTGAGCCGTGATGCCGAGGCTAGGCAAGTTGCTATTGGTCCCCAGCAGTGATGCCGTACCAGTAAAGAAGGCATTGCCGAAGGTGATCGCCTTAGCGCCTGCACCACTGGCGACCGCTGCACTGCTCTGCTCTTGGCGGCGAGCAAACTGCGCCAGATACCCCAACTCATCGACAAGGATGTTCTGGGCGGTGTCGGTGCTGGTCAACTCAGCCTTGAACTGGAACGCCCGACCCTTAAACGTGCCATTGGCAAAATCTTGCCAGCTAGTCCACGTTGGTGTCCCGGTCGGATCGTCATCAGTGCGGCGCACCAGCAGCTTGGCGTTGACCTTATCCACCGTGTCACCGTCGAAGTCGTCCCAGTCGTCGATCAGTTCGGTCTTGGCGTCGATCAGGTCGCCGGGGTAGAAGCCGCGAGTGACAAACCGCCGCTCCAGATCCAGTGAAAACACGCCCTCAAGATCCAGCGTGTCGGTAAAGGCGTATTCACCACTGCTGGTGATATCACCCATGAAATCAAAACTGGGCAGATCATCAACGTCGGTCACGTCGTCCAGATCCTCGGTGCCGTCCAGCGTCAGCGCGTCAAATTCCTCGCTGTAGAACGTGTCGGTCTTGTTGCCTTGGAATGGCGGGGCGTCCTGATCCTCGCGGCGATCTTCCACCAGCAACCGCCCAAGCGTGTCGGGCAGGTCGATGATGATGCTCGTCTCATTGGTGCTAAGCCGTCCGCCGTCATCAGCGAACTTCACCAGCACCTCGCCTTCAATCAGCGGGATCGTGGCGCTAGTGGCAGAACCAGCAACAGCTTCAATCAGGTCAACTGAATTGCTCCAAGTGGCGCTGCCATCGGTCAGGTTGCTATGGCGGATGTAGACCTTGCCGCCGTTTTTAACGTCGAGTTCGGTGGTTTCATCCCACTTCAGGGTGCCTTCTTTTTCGCTGGTCGCCTCAAACCGCAGGTTCTGAACCTGAGCCGGAACAGCAGTTTTGCCGATGGCGTTAAAGGTCAGGCTGGCAAATTCAGAGGACTGCCGACCCAGCGAGTTGATGCTGTAAATCTCGAAGTTGTAGGTAGCAGCGCGGGTATCAAGGATCTCGGTGTCAGGCTTAGTAACCGTTAGCTGTTCCCAGTTGTCATCACCAGCGCGATAGCGCACCTTGTACTGCGGGATGCCCTTGACTGCTGCCCAGCTGAGGATGATTTTTACCTTGGCTTGATCGTTGGCGGCGTAAAACTTCTCTGACGCCTTTGGACTGGTGGGCGCTGCAGGGATCGGGTTTAGGTTCGTGATGCTGCGCGTTGCCAGCTTGAAGCCACGCTCGACGTAATCGTATTTGCTGGAGTTGTACTTAAGAGCCGTGATCTCGTAAAAAATTCCGTCGATTTCGCGGACTGTCAACACGCGGAATTGCTGCGTTTCGATTGCTGTTGTCTGAATCACCCAAACGCTGTTCTTCTGCGGCTGTGTTGACCAGTTGCTATCAACCGTGATCAGGACGCCAGTGCGGCTAACAATGGTTCGCGTCTCAAGCGTGCCATCAGGCAGCATCACGCTGATCGTTGCATCCTTGCTTGGCAGTCCGGTGGTGTCGTCAACCGAAACCGTCTTGGCACCAGAGCCGACAATCCTGCCGCCAAAACGCACGCCAGACCGCATTGGGTCTTGCACGTCAACAACAGCACCGGGCCTAACCAGCGATCCGGCATCAATCGAAGCAGTAAAGGTGACAACTTCAGTCTCCTGTTGCTCAGTAAAAAGAATCCATTGGCCCAAACGGTTGGCTTGACCGCGTGACGTGCAAGCAAAGGCTTTGATCTGAGTAGCGACCCATCCGTATTTTTCAATAGCGTCGCGGTCTTCGACGATCTCATAGTTTTGCTGCCTGGTTTCAAGATCTAAATAGCTGACAACTGCAACCGTATGGCGCGTTTTGACGTCGCTACCGGCATAGCTAAACCCAGGTTCTAGGACGTTAGAGCGATTGAATAAATAGCTTGAAGTGGTCGGCTTGTCTTGCGTGATCGTCAGCGCACCAGTGGACCAATATGGCTGGCAACGCATGACCGAGCAAAGGTCATTGATCAGTTTGTATGCCTCGTATTGGTTTTGAATCAGGGCGTTACAGGCAAAGCGAGCTTCCTTGGTGCCATCGCCCAGGCCTGCATCGACTAGCTCGTTTGCATAGACACTGGCGGAATAGAAGTCAAATTTTGAGAGCTGAGCCTCAACCACATGATCGCCAAAACCGTAACGCTTGCTGATCAGCAGGTCATACAAAATCCAAGCGGGGCAGGTGGTCCACTGAGCAGCGCCAAAAGTGCCAGTCCAAGTGCCGCTATAGGTCAGCCGCCCAGTGGCTGCATCGACAGTGGCATTGTTTGGGATCTTGACCTTTATGCCGCGGACGCGATATGAACGGCTTGGAATTGAGCTGAACTGTTCGGCTTGAAACCGCAATCCAACCAAGGCGCTATTGGGATAGGCAAGTTTTTGATAAATCAGCTCGGTGTAAGCCGTAAATTGCGTTGGGCTGACGTCTTGGTCAGTGCTATCTGCTGAATTTCTAATGACGCGAACATCGACAGGAAATGCGCCATTGATGTCGATCACATAATCGCGTTCGTATTTGTCCGCTGTACGCCCGCTGATCGTGTCAGTTTTGACGGTGGTGTAGCCGCCGCCGTTGTATTGCAGCTGAATACTGATACTGACACTAGTGCCAAGGATGTCGCCTTCAGTTGTCGAGCGTTCAAGCCGCAAAACAGCAATGCTGACGCGGACTGCATCAACATTGGTATCGGTAATCTGACGAGTGATTGGCGTTGCTTGCTTAAGTTCAACGTTGACGGTCTTTATGTCTTCTGAGCTTTCAAAGCCGGGGACATAAGTTTGGGAGTTTGTGCCATATCGCGTGGCAACTGTGACTCCCTTAAAGTTGTAATCAGCATCGCTGAGGCTGGTTACGTCTGCACCTGATCGCAGAATGGGCGTATCTGATAAGAAAACGTCTTTGAGAAGCGCCTTGTTGTAATTATCCGTGCCGCGTGTATAAGCGCGGGCAGATGGAAAACCTTCAATCTCACCTTCTGAGATCAGGTCAAGGATGTTGCCATAAGCAGTAGATGAAAGGTTGTCCGCCTCTCGTGTTGGAGTTCGCTGAGCAGGTGGCGCAGATTGCTGTTGAGCAACGTGCTGGACAATCGCAGAGCCACCACCGCCACCACCGCCGGCACCAATGATCTGCTTGGTTTTTCTTTCAGCCATGGTCATTTGGTGTCTACGTCAATGCCGGCAGAAATGGTTACAGACCCAACAACGGTTTCCCCGTAAATTACGGGAACGGCAGTGGATGCGGCGCTTGTATTCTGAATCCCGCTAAAGCTGTAGGAATCTTGCGATTGCGGATCCAGCTGCGAACCTTCAGTGCTGCTGGCAGGCTTAAAAGCATTGGCAGGGCCAAGCGATCCAATCTGAGGCGTCGGACTCAACAGCTGGGCAACGCCACCCAAAGCCAACGCGATACCGATCGTTCCGATAGCTGTGGCAGCGACACCACCAATAACACCCGCACCAAAAGTGGCGCCGAATAAACCAGCGCCACCGATTGCGGCACTAGGCCCAAGAAATAACGCGGTGGCCACCAGGGCGACACCTGCAAAGATTTTGCCCAATGTGCTCCAAAAACCAGCACCGGCCACCACTGGGACGATCTGAATACAACCCGAAACTGGATTGTGAATTTCTTCTAGATCTGATTCGTAATCGTCGACGATGACCTTGTAGTGCCAGTCAGCCATGTGCTGCTCAAGGCCTGGAAAATTGACCAGCAGCATTTTGATGGCCTCTCCCGCGCTGTTGACTTCCGCTAAAAATGTCCGCCGCCCAACAAACTTTGCAAGTGGGCCATAGAGCCTAATCTCTCTTTCCATGGCGCAGCACCCTTCCCGTGCATTTTAAGCTCCATTCTGAAAATGGGTCACGGCTTGAGAGCCGACCCCTTAAATGATGCAGAAAATACCCATCGCCTAAGCAAACGCCAACGTGGTTCAGCTTGCCGGAATCAATCGCCATCAGCATCGCGTCGCCAGCTTGCATCTCAGCAATATCCACCTCATAAAAGCCAGCCTCACGCCAGCAATCATCAAACATTGGGTTTTGGTTGAACTCCTCGGGCGTCGTCGGGCGATCCCAGTCCGGCAGTTCAATTCCTTGCTCGCCGTACCAATCGCGGACCAGCGTCCAGCAATCGCTAACGCCCCAGACCCATGGCCGCCCAATCAGCG